ATCCATGTGCTGGGCGCCCTTCAAAGAGCCGGTATCCACGTGGATGACCGAGACAAGAAAGCGATGCAGCCAGCTGGTGACGTTATGTATCAAGCGGCCCAGCCCGCCGCTGGGCGTCAAGTCTCGCATTTGTTCCAGGTTGCGCATTTGGGCCTTCTGAATGCCTTTGATATCCAACTTAATCACGGTACTACCTCTACAAATAGGCGCCTGATCTCATCGTCGTCTTTGACCAGCGTCTTTTTTACTGTGGCAGGGCTGGCGATCTCAGGGAAGCGATCGGCCGTTCGGGGGTCCAGCGTCATCAGCGGCCATGCGCTCAGGCTGCTCTCCGGCGTGCTGGTGGATTGTTTTCCGGTAGTGCCATCACTGGTATAGCGTTTCGTGCTGGCGCTCACTGTGGCCCTTGTGGCGAATGAGGCCGCCGATGTAGTAATCGTCAGCGTATCCACGCCCACAATGCGGTGCTCATCAGAGCCAATTACCAACAAATCGCCGTTTTTAATATCTAATGTCATGGTGTTAGCGCGCTAACCTTCGACTTCATCAGGAGCCTAGATCGTAATCTTCTGCCGTGTGCGAGAGCCTGCGCTGCACTACTCGGCCAACAGAACCGCCACGACCAAATTTATCTTTACCTAACATGCTGTCGATCTTATCGCCAATTTGCGAGCGGCTTTCTTGGTATTCATCACCTTTGAAGTCCGGCTCTACAGCATAATCGGCTTGTAATTGTTCGAGCACTTCCCTGGTCACCGCGTCAATGGCTTCGTTGACCATATTGGCGTCAAGATAACGCACATCGGGCAAGCCTGTTTCGGGATTGAGCGCCCCTACACCGCGCAAGCCCGCATCAATGGCGTATGTATAGTCGCCTTCCGTAAGGCTGCCGCTGGCTGTGGTGCTCAGACTACGCTGGCTGGCCAAGCGGGTCAGCTTGGTATTGACTCGGGTAGCCAGGGCCGCACGGGTGATAGGTACATGCCAGAGCCAGATATCATCGATCTTGACATCGGCGCCAAAGTCGTTATTGATCACCTTTAGCGTGTAAGTAGTTCCATGTCCAAGGCCCAGATCATTAGCGTTAGCTGTCCAGGTATCTGCGGTGCCGGTCATGCTTAGGCTGGCCACCGTGTTGCCGTTGCCGTCAGTGATGATTGCCTGCACATTGGTGCCGGATAACGCACCACCTACGGCCTTGACATCGATATTCAGCGAATACGTGCGCACCCTCGCCACGGCAAAGGCTTGCTGGATATACTCGCCGTCGGCCAGTACGGCCACACCATAATGGTCGTCGCCATCGCCAGCGCTGTACTCAGCGCCCGATAATGTCCAGCCATTCAGGTCGTGCAAAAAGCGACCGTTGATTAGCTCGCTGCGCTCAGTCATTCGGTATCAGGCTCCTCGGGCTCTTTAGACTCCTCGGGCTCTTTGGGCTCCTCGGGCTCTTTGGGCTCCATGGCTTTCTCAACATCTTTCTGCAATATCTGCCCACCGGCACCGGTGCCCTTGACCTTTTCTAATTTGATGCCCTTCTCTTTCGCCAGAGCGCGGGCGAAATCGGTAGCCTGCAGCTCGTCGGGCTCTTCTTCGGCATCGGGGATGTAAGCCTCAATCATGGGCTCAGGCGACCACGGTTCAGCAATCGGCTTACCATGTACCTGCATTGTCGTTTCACGATACTGTTCAATCTCGCTGTCTACGGCCAGCCGATATTTGGGATTCTTGAGTCGCATTCTACAATGGTCTTCGTCGCAAGCGTGCACAGCACCGGAGGGGTTGACGATATAATAAGCACCTTTTTTGCCCTGATATTTTGATTTGACTTTTGCCACTGTTTTATCCTTTCTATAAATATGATTTGATAATTTCTAAATACTTCACTTTATCGAATGGCTGCCCGATCATGCGCTCTCGCCATTCGGCGATCTCGGCATCGCTTTGAGCTGCCTGTTCCATCATTACCATTGGGTCTTCCGCCTGCATAATGTCCAATGGATAGGCCAGCAAATCAGCGTACAAGTCCCAATTGGGCACAAAGAGCGGGTCACGGTTCACCGGGCATAAATGCGTAGGCATGTCTTCGCCCATCATCACAGTGGGAATGCCTCGAGCAACTGCGATATAAGCGAAAGTCTGGTGTCCGATTACCACATCTGCAGCGTCGATCTGCTCCCAGGCCGGTATCAGATCGCCCCGGTGATACTCGATCCGCCGGTGCTTGATCTCTTTGATGCCGCTGCCTTCTTCTAGTTTCCATAGATAGCGCACGGTCAAATCAATGTGATCGGCCTCGACTAAGGCATAGAGCTTATTGAATACTGCCCGATTGAGCTCTTTGTCGATCTCAGCGCAGCGGTGATGAATGGGTGCATACAACACTTTTCTAGCCTTCGGTCGCGGTTGGAACTCTCGCAAAGGGCACATTGACCAACCTACTGTATAGATCGACTTTGGGTAACCATATGCTTGCATTACTTCAGCATGACCTCTAGCTGGCACGAAATGCGCTGTAGTGTAGTTCCAAACGGCCCGTAGATCGTTGACTACATTCGGGCGGCCTGCGTGGGGATAAATAAAGAAGCGCTTTGCTCCGACGTGTTTTAGGTTGGCCAGTAACGAGCGGCGACCGCGTACATCGTTGTCAGCCAGGACAAAGTCCACTTTTGGGTAAGGTATGGTGTCCGTTTTGTCTATCCGCTCAAATGTAGGTTGTAGCGCATCGATGTACGGCTTGCCTTTTCCGTGGTGATCATGGGCATAGTATGTCAATCTGCGCATTTGAACATCCTGGCATGATAAGCTGCGTTCATGTGCGGCACATTCTCAACGAATTCGATTTGCTTCATATCAAGATATTCAAAAATCTTCTGATAATCTCGAGGAAAGTGACGACCAGATTTGAAGCTGATCTCGTCCTCGACGGTCAATACATACTTAGTGCGCTTGGCAATTTCATCAAATATCCACTCACTTTGGGGGTGGACATGGCACCTAACGGCCTTGGAATAAATCAAGTCATACTCCGGCAACATACTGACGTGGCTCTCGATGGCTCCCTGGTAGATAGAAATCCGCATTTCTGGCCAGGCGCTTCGAGCGAAAGCAACAGCTTCAGGATTGATTTCAATGCCTTCAATGTTGCGGTATCCCGCTTCCCACAAATGGTGTAATGTCAAGCCCACATTGCAGCCAAGCTCAAGTATGCGGACATCTTTGGGAAGATACTTCTCGACCATCGATACAACAAAAGACGCGCTTTGTCTTTTTGCATATTGCGCCGGACGATTCTCTTGCGGTGGATTGTGCCAAAAAGCGTGACATTCTTCAACTGTCTTTACAGGGTGCATTGCAATCCTTCGAGCTTTAGCAGCCCGTTGCTATGATCTCGCCACAACAAACCATCGCGCTCAAACAGATATTCGATAGATTTAAGGTACTGTGCTGTCTCGATCCACCAGCGTTTTGTCGTAACGCCTTTGTGGTCTACGAACATTTCTTCTGTGCGGAACCGATCCGCTTCATATGTGGGATGCTTATACCAGTGATGTTTCTTTGGATTGTCCAGGGTCAGATCGAAGCCAACAGTATGCACTTCGGCGCATCCCAGTATCCCGGCCAGGTGCAATAGCTGCATACCTACTGTACCCATCAGGATCTTAACGCCTTTTTGCCATCCGCCGCATTTCGACATTCCGCCAGCCATAAAGCCTTGGCCGTACTCCCGCAAGGTGTAATCCTGGGGGATATCGTCCAGCTCATAGCCTTTCCGGCGAATACTGATGCACTTACGCAGATCAATACCGTATAAATGCAACAGATTCCAGCTCCGGTGAGATACCAGCTGCACTTTGGCGGTGTTCATTTTGTCGAACACATGTAAGAACTTACCTAATCTCTGATGGCCTTTTTGGCTCAGGTTGTGGCAATAGTTCATGTTTTCGGTAAGCAGCCAGTAGTCGGCACCGGGTAGCCGAGTGGCGCCGTTAGCCGTGATGATAACATCCGGCTTGATTTCATTTCGCAGTGTGGCCCACCCCTGACCCGATGGCCCGCCCAGCACCGCCAGCGCTTTGCCACCATAAAAGCGTCCATGATGCGCTGACATAGCGACCGGGTCATCAGGTCTATCGGGGTGAAACTGATTCATTAGTTACCAACTGGCGTACCCACGCCATCGCCACAGTCTTCGATGACATAATCATCTCCACTGGGTGGCCTGGGGGTTGGTGGCCCGTGTTTCATGGTTTAGCTAGCACCGTGAACAAAGTCGATAATAGCTGAGGTCATCAGCTTGCCATCCGGCATGACCAGGTTGAGATACCAAAAGCCGTCGCCGTTTTCGCCGAAGTCCAGATCGGCATCGCCGTCAGCCTCAAAGGTAATTAAGCCTGAAAGATTGGCAGCCCATTCGATCAGAGCGCCATCCGTACCGATTGCCAGGGTATCCGGGGCCGTTGAAGCGGGCACTTGCCCTGCCGCATCGGTCGAGAGATACCAGAACAAACTTACAGCCGCGCCCACTTCGTTGCCGTTCAAGCGGTCATTTAGCTGAATAGCGACGTTGATCACATCGGCCGCTTCAGTACCCACCGTCATGGTGGCATCGATCTTTAGTCCAGGGTGTGAATTGAAGGTAGACATAAATTACTCCTTTTAGATAGGGAGTGTTAGCACGCTAACACTCCCCTTGATTCATCCCTGTTTAGATCTCGGAAGTACTCACGACCACGCCGTGATTGTCGCGAAGTTCGGCTACACCGTACAAAACGTCGATAGTGACCTTGGGGCCCAAGTAATCGGTGTCATAAGACATCGTCACACGCAAGCCCATACCGTCTTCGTCAGCAACCACCTGGGTGGCGCCACCGAAGCGAGCTGCATCACTAGGCAGCGGGCGGGTGGCCAGCACTATAGCGTTGCGCTGGAAGAAGAGGTTTTTGCACTGCGAAGAAGCCACAGCGATCTTCTGATCAAGGAAAATGTCAAAGCCGCCGAAGCGATTGACGTAGCTGTTAGCCGCCATGCTGCCCAGGCTCTCGGCATAGTCACGGTTGACAATGCGCTCGATGCCCAGGGCTTCATATTCGGCATCCTCATGCAATACTGCATAACGCTGGCCAAGGGGAGCCTTGGCAGAGTTCAGCAAGCGACGAGGGCCGCGGAAGTCATCCTCGCCCAAGCCGCTGGTAGCATCGACAGTCTGGGAGAAGCCTGAATAAAGGGCGGTCAAATCACCATCGATCTGCTCGGCCAATACCATCAAGCTATCTTCCAGATAGCGCTCCAGCCAATTGGGGCGAGCCAACGCGCGGGCAATATCCTCGATGATGAAGGTAATCTCTTTGTGCTTGTTCAGCGTGACAGTGTAAGCACTGTCTTCGAGTACCTGCTTTGTGACGGTGGAGTCATCGGCTTTGTCGTTGACTGAGGGGGTTCCGCCATAGGGGATTGTGATTGTCTGGCCGTGGGTCGCCACTTCGTTGTCCCAATCACGGGCAACCAGGCGGCTCATCACGGTATTTGCTTTGAGATATCCCAAAGCCTCTGCGGCGATTACGGTAGCGATAGAGTTATCGAATTCGCCGACGCCAATAGTATTACTGTTAGCCATCTTTTTACTCCTTCGTTAGTAAGAGTTTCTACTTACGACTCCAGCTTCGTTTTTTACGTGCAACGCCACGAAGGAGTAACCAATAATTACCGGGTACCTAATTTGATCTTACCTTCCCGGTACGCCTCACGGACTTCTTCAGGGGATTTGCCCTCAATGTCGAAGCCAATAGGCTGGCCGCCCTTTGGTACTCGGGGTGTACCCTTGCCCTCGGGCGGTTTCAAGAATTCCAGAAGAGAGTTGGCATCTGCCTCTAACTCTTCTTTGGTAGACCCTTGCAATCGACCTACCAAATCTGACGGTATTCCCTTCTCTTGGGCTACCGACAGGCGCAAGTTTTGCGCCTTTTCCTGCTCCAAGTTAGACTCAAGGCCGGTAATGCGCTCGGTCAATTTCTCGAGCTCGGTCTTGCCTTCGTCTTCCTTAGTTTTGATCTGCTGCTGCAGCGTTTCGGTCTGTTTTTGCAGATCTTGTACCTGTTTCTCAGCTTCCTGCGCTCGGACGTTCAAATCCTTGAAACGCTTGTGCTGGAAAACCCCTTCCCAGGTCTCTGGTACAGATTCGCCGCCCGTGCTGACTTTCGGCTCTTTCGGTTCCTTTGGCTCTTTTGGCTCTTTTTCTGCCATATACTGCTCCTTCGTTTTTTACGTGCTACGCCACGGTAATAAATAAATTATTCCACTTTATCGACCCATATCTCAAGGATCGGATACTTCTCTTCTAATTCTTTGGTCGCTTGTTCGGCCTCTTCCTGGCTGTAGAACATCGCCGGGCCTTGGCCTTCTTCTCCGGCTTTGCTCTCGCCTGTTTCTTTTGTTCGCCAACAGATTCGCCACACGTGCAACTTCCTTTACTCTAATCGGTGACTTCCAGGCTATTCTCATTGCCTGATCGCTCTCCGGCTGGTTGCGTGCGCCGGGTGGATCACCACCCGCTTTTTGGTGCGCCTGCGAGCCCCAATTTCTTCTCGGGCGGCATCTCGCATTTGGTCTGTGGTCACACCAAAGGATTCCATTTCCTTACGATAAACCGTTACTGCCGTGCGGCAATTCCAGTGAAAGGGCGGTGCATGTACATGGCTCGCAAAGCGTGGCGTGCCTGTCAGGTGGAAGGGATTGTCAAAGCTCACGATCTGACCATGCACCCGTAGGCAGCAATCGGTGGTATTTTCGTCAATGGCCGCAATGGCCTGGCGCTGGTAAACTTCGTCAGTCTGCACTTGTGCCTGGGTAAAGATATCACCAGCGATGCCGTTACCCGCTGCCCAGGTGGCCAAAATGGCGTCACTTACCATCGTATTGCGACCGTGCCGCCAGGTGGAGGCCCGTCGATCGACCAACTTTACGGCCAATAAGCGAGCCACCAGATCAATCTCGTCATCTGCCATTCGCAAGCGGGCGACATCGACAATCAGGCGGCCGCGCACCACATCCACCCAAGTGCTGGTCGCTGTTTCAAAATCAGATGATGTTAGCACGCTAACACTTGGAACCACCGAAGGAACCGCTACGCCAGCCTTGGCCAGCTGTTCAATTTGACGCTCGGCATACTTGTGCGCCGCTTCGGATATCTCTGGGTGGTATTTCATGGCCGCATTCCTTGAAAGTGCTTTTAGTTCCTGGGCTCCGGCTTCAATCCCTGCCGTAAAGCGGGGCGAAAGCCCGTAGCGCTCCAATAAATCCAGCAGTTCCTTGCGCCACTCTCGATAAGGGCCCATTAATTCAGGCACCATGCGGCGCTCCACACCTGATAATTTTCTTGTAAAGGTTCTAAACGGCTTCAGATCCATCGTCGAAGCCTTCCCCGATTCCCATTGCCATTTCTCGATCGAGAGCCAATTGGCTCATTTGTAATTCGATCTCGGTGATCGGATCCAATGGCAGTACCGGGCGCTCAGGGTCAATTTGCAACGCTTCGTCGTCTAAAATGCTAATATCCCGCAACGACATAGTGCCCGCTGCCCTGCCTGCCATGCGCAACGCCTCAGCTAATCCAGCATCGTAATTGGGGCGGCTGCGCCTTATCTTGAGTACCAGTTCCAACAACTGTAACTCTAGTGTAGCTGTGGCGATCTGGCTCTTTTCGCGTAATTCTTCGAAGGACAGCTCGGGTAAAGAATTCTTGACATTCTTGGCAATCTCTTGTACAAAGGCCAATACACCGGCAATGTCGATCACCGGTAGCACCGCCTTGACATCGCCGTCCATGGGCACAAACCAGACATTATCGCCTGATTTTTCGAGATCACTGGCCTCAGCTCCGAACACGGCCCATTGGGGCTCGGCATTCTTGGCAATTATGTCAGCCAAGTAGCTGGCCAACTGATTGACTTCGTCTAACATCGGTATAGCTTTCTGGTAGGTGCATTCACCTAGCGCTTCGCCCGTCTCGATATGCCGCACTTCCACGTAGGGTACGAAGCCCAACTCATTCACGCTTTGAGCGTCCTGGCCGTCATATTCCTGGGTCACACCATTGATATATATGTTAATGTTCTCAGGCGTAATCACTTCGGCGTACTCAACGGTATTTCCATCTGCGGCCACGCGGTCTTCGATAAAGAATGATAGTCCTGGGGTCGGATCGTAAGCGCTGGTCTGTTCCAACATAAAGCGCTGCGGGTCAACCGGCTGCACCAATACCTTTTTGTCATCCCGCAAGTCAGATACCTTTAGGCCGCTGACGCCATACTGAGCGCCGTAATGCACGAACAAGACGCCCTCAGTACCCCAATTGGACCAATCGAAGATAGTTTTCATGGCTTCGATTTGCTTTTCCTGGGCTCCTTCGACCAGCGGCCATCCACCGGGAATAATACCCGCGTCAACGTCCACAGCTCGAGCCAGGGGAAGATACAGGGGTTTCACGCCCCGATACAGCCTTGGTGCTAGGAAGCCCAACTGCTCGCGCACATTCTTGTACACATCGCCGGTGTAGTAGCTTTTGCGCCGTTTCAGTTCTTTTTGGCGATCTTCCCAGCGCTCTTGATAAGGCTTGTATTCTTCCAGGTCAAATATGCTTTTTGTGACTTGTTCAGTCATAAATTACTCAATAATTGCTCAATCTCATCATCAGAACGCCCAATCTCTTCGGGTTCCTGGGTGTTAGCGGGCGAACGTGCGTACCAATCAACCCGCCCGGACTGCAGCTTCGGTTTCTCGGCCGCCATCACGCCGTATCGAGCACAATCTGCAGCATCATCACCGCCGTTACCATCGTCGTCTACATCTACCTTGAGTACGTCGGCCGGGTTTCTCGGGTTGTGCTCGAGATAGGGCAAGGTCTCGATCAGCCGCTGGCAATTCTTGAAGATGAACCACCTGGCTGGCATGTCAACTTCGACATCGCCCAGCCGATCTAGCATCTCGGCCCACCCATTGACTCGGTCTTGATTGGCGGGATAGAGTCTGATGTCATTGCCCTTCATCTTGAACTTTTGGGCAATGGTTGGCCCGGCGTCCCGTTTGGCAAAGACGTCGTGACCGGCAACAAAGGTATCCAGCCTGTTCAGGGAGATGCCCCAGCGGTAAAGCATCTTCTTGATCCCTACGGCGTGTTGCGGGATCTGAGTCCTGCGGGCGGCGTGCTCGTCAATGGTGTAGAGGTTCCCGTCTTCATCTTCGGCAAACAGATGCACCACTAGCCAGTGATGGAAGCCATAGTCCATCGAGCACCATACTCGCCAGTGCGGCGGAATATTGAAGGGCTCCTTGACATGAATATCATAACGAAAAGTTGTGAAGAAAGCACCCGCTGCAATATCCCAATCACCATAGCGATACGCTCGCAGACGCCAGCCGGTGTTTTCTTCCAGCTTCCGCTTGTAATCGACATCCACCAATGGGTTGTCGTCAATGGTCGCCGGTATGAACTTTGTAAAGGTCTCTGTGCCGTTCCTAAATGGCACAATAAATCTGGCTTTGTACCAGGCATGCCCCACGCCGCCGGGATTAGTCGAGTTGTACATGCGCGGGCGCCAGTCTCCGCGGCTAGTTCGGTTAGAGTCTCTCAGTGCCTGGTATTTGGTCGATGTAAGTGTCGTTGTTTCTTCAATAGCGATGATGTCATACTCTAGGCCAAGATAACGATCGATATCGCTCTCGTTTCTGAAGTGCCCGGTAATGATCCGGCTATTGTTAGGAAATACGATCGTGCCTTCGTTGCGATTGTATTTGTGCTCTAT